TCTTCATGGTGGAATCCTCCTCGTTTGTTTTCTCTGCCCTTCGGCATGTACATATATCACTCTGAAGGCAGATAATAGCAAGTACTATATCGCAGGATTCGCGCCATAATGTGCACAAATATCAAAGGAGATTATCAAGCAATTCTGCCCATAGAAAAACCCCGCCAGGATCGGCGAGGTCATTTCTGCTGATAAGTACTCTTGCATCAATCTTTCGCAAGTTAAAGCAATCCGCACTCCGATAAAATCTTACGGACGGCCTCATGGATGGAAAGCGATGGATTATCCCGGTAATAGGAATAACCCTTATAGCGAATCAGCTTCTTCTGGTCATCAGACTCATTGAGAGCAGTTATGGTATCTGCCCTTTTGATCGCATCTTTTACGTCCTTCAGCGTCAATTTGGAGAGGCAACGCTTAAAATCGTCTTCTCTCTTATAGTGTGCCAGATCCTCAAACTTTTCTCCAAACGCCTGGTTGATCGGCGTCAGGTACTGACTGCGATGACCAAGCGGTCCGTTGCAAGCACGCTTATGCAGAACCATCCAGAGTTCAAAGGTGTAGTTGCTGTAACCAAGGCTATAAGAAATACCCTTCTGTTCTTTTGCCTCTTTCATTTCGGAAAGGATATTCTTAAATTTATCCACATGGACCGGCTCATTGCTTTCCACATCGCAGATGTGTGTTACCGTTGGAGTGGTTTTTGCATTGACGCCTTTATAAAATTTCCTTGGGCTCTGCTGGACCTTTGGATCTATAGAGACGTTGTAGGTTCGATCCTCACAGCCATTGATCTGATCCCTGAGCCAAAGCAAATACCACTGCTCAGTTTCTCCCTCCACTGTAAATGTGTATTTACGGGTTTCCAGCCTTTCACTCATTGCCAGTCACCTCGTTCTCATCGACGATCTTTTCCAGGATCGGACTGAAATCAATATCCTTAATGGCACCGTATCGGCTTATGAAGTAATTGTTCATGTAGTCTTCACCCTTACGGACACCGTCTGCTGTCTTGAAATCAGAAAGAGCGTAATGAATGCTGTTGCCGGTTTCATCATCCCGCTCAACAAACTTGATTTCATCCCTCCGAAGAAGGGAAGCATCAAGGAAGATCGGATTGTGCGTGTTGAAGATCAGCTGTGCATTCTTCTTGTTGATATCATCGTTATGAAAAATATTGATGATGTTCATGAGTGCCATGGGATGGATTGACGCATCGAATTCATCCATAATCAAGGTACCGCCGTTCAGCAGCGCATAGATCACTAGCGGGAATTCGTTGATAAACCGGATGGTGCCATACGACTCGAACATCTCTGCAGGGAGGAGCTTATCCCTGAAAATGGAATACAGCTCGATATCATCTCTTTCTTTGTCACCTGTCTGTCGATATCCCAGTGCATTCGCGGTAATACCAAATGTCTTTGCAGCATCCGTCAAAGTCCTTTCAACATAGATCGTATTTGCTTTCGGATCTGCAAATCTCCTCACCACTCTCAGGTCTTCCGCATGATAGATCACAATGAATTTCCTTGCAAACCAATCCATGATCTTTGCGACAAGTTCCTGTGCGTAGATCGATTTAAACCCATTGCTTAAGAACAACTCTGTTTCTGCAAGGCTGTCTGTAGCGTATTCCAGCATCTTAGGCGTTTTTCGCTTAATGCTTTTGTTGACATATTCTTTGATTACAACAGGAAGATCCACGGTCAGGGTCTCATTCCGTAAAAACACCTGCTTCTCATTGACAGAAAGCCTCTCCTCCAGAATCTTCCTGGGATAGTCCTTCTCCATAAACGGTCCAAGGTCGACCTTAAGAGAATACTCTACAAGAAGTCCGTCGTCTGTATATCGAATTGTAAACTCTGTCGGGGCTAGCTGGCCATTGCAGTTTGGCACTAATTCCAGATTTGAAGCAGCCGCATTTAAAGAAAGTGCATCCGAATTCCGAATGCTGCCTCGCAGTACAATTGCTTTGAAAGCATCCATAGCACCGATCACGTTTGTCTTGCCCGAAGCATTCGGCCCATAGATAACCGCTGAGCATAATCCTTTGTATTGTTTGCTCCCGCACTTGGCGGATAATACACTATAGTCAAGTCCTTTCTGCTTTGGTGCCGGAACCATGGAAAAACACATCTCATCCACAAAGGACTTGAAATTCTTGATTTTAAACTCTAAGAGCATGATTACAACCTCCATTTTGCGAGATGCTCGCAGAATCGCCCTAGCATCTTCATTATACTCGGATTTATTCCCTTGTCAACAGTTTTGAGAATCATTTTGCGAATATCTTGCAAAACGGATGCAATTATTGCCATCCAAGTCCCTGTGCGCCGCTTCTCTTCGCTTTTTTTTCTTGGAGACATAACCCAAAAGAGGCCCGAAAGCCCCTTAATGGCTGCTGTGCAGGTTTACCGGGCAAGGCAGTCGCAGATGCTCCGCATGCTGCCGGAATCGACGTGGCCGTCTTTCCAAATGCAAAGACCCATCTCGTCCTCGATCCCCGGAAGGGCCAGTTCGTAGGTGGCTGCGTTGTAGCCGCCCTTGTTGCAGGCTTCCACCGCCTTGTGGTAGAAGGCCTCGGTAAGCGGCATCAGGCTGCCGGTTTCCTGATTGCGGAGCTGGGCTCCGTGGCGGATCAGGCTTTGGATGTGGTCAAGGTTTGTCATGGCGGTGAACCTCCTTAGTGAAGCTGAATGGTCAGGTAGCCGGTGCCGTCCTGCCAGAAGCGGAATTCGTTCTTGCCGGTCTTCTTGCTTTCCCGCTTGGCTTTGGCGGTCATGCTGGTAACGAAGGCCTTTCCGAAGTACCACTCGGTCATGCTCTTCGTGGTGGTGGCGTAGTTGGTTTTGTAGGTGGTCATGGCTTTGTCCTCCCCGGCAGGTGTTCTGTGCCTTTCGGCATGTACATATATCACTCTACTCGGAGAAAATAGCAAGTTATATCTTCCAGTATTTCAGAAAATATATGTGACAATCTTCATCGCCTGAAATTGTCTACATTATTCCCTGCCATCAACCCTTCCAGGCTCCTTCGCCATGCTCCGGACTGGCAATCGCGTCCCACTGTGTGAGCGGCATCCGTTCCATGATTCCGGCATCCTCCAGAGCTTCCCGCATCCCGTCTTCATCACAGATCATGATGCCAGCCCTGCGGCTCAGCGCATGACGGGAAGTGGCTCCGTCCATCTGGCACCCACACCTGGGGCATCTGGCATTCTCCCTGGGTTGATGCTTTCCATACCACTCCAGGGTGATCTTGACTTCCTCTTCCGTGCTGATCCTGTGGCAGCGATCCACGCCCCATGCAATAGAGAGTGAACTTCCCGTATCCCACGCAGCCATAATGTTCCCCGCATCATCGACACCCTGGCAGGTTCCCTGTGTGCCAACCGGAATCTTCGTATAGGGATCATCCATTTCATCCAGCACGATGCGGCAGCCGACCGGATATTCCCGGCGCAGCCGCTCGACCGTTTCTCTGTTTGGGAAATTCATCGCATGGCCTCCTTTGCTTCTTTCATCGCAAGCTCCAGCTGATAGGGATTGAACCCAAATCGCCGGTATCCCTCCGCAAGTGTGTCCAGGTATCCTCTGTAAGGGATTCGGATATCGTGTCCCTCCTCCATCAGATAAACCATAGCTGTGATCTCCTGCGGGTTCTTTCCGTCAAGGTCTGTCATGGTCACAGTCATATCCTGCTTGAAATAGTAACTCGGGAATCCCTCATACAGATCGAGGTTCTTCTCATCCCGGTCTGTGATTTCCCAAATCAGGACCGGCACCACTCTGCCCGCAGCATGCTCGATCGTTGCGTGGGTCCGGAAGACCAGCTTCCAGTCCTGAATGGCCGCCATGCCGATGATCTTCGCCTCCGGACACCGAAACGCCATCTGTTCCACAGACAGGTTCGACCCGTAGGCAATGTACTTTTTACTCATGTTCATCCTCCTCACCGTAAAATTCTGCCAGCCAAAGGTCTGCCGCTTCTCTGCCGATGCTATCCTCCAGCGCTTTCACAAGAACATCCTTTTCAAAGCTCCATCGTTCGTACCCGCGATCTAAGAGATCGAAGTATTCCTCGCTCGGCTCACCCAGCATCCGGTATTCGTGCAGGATGTAGGCGATGCAGTTTCGTCGGAGCTTTTTCTTCCTGCCGTTTAGGCCCCACACAGGAAGCAGGAAATCCCGCTTGTAGTAATACTTGGGGTAACCTTCAAAGCGATCCAGCTTCAGCTCATCTTCTGCCGTAATCCGGTAGATCACCACCGGCACACAGCAGTTGGCGTCCTGCTCGATGGTCGCGTAGGCACCTGTCATGCTCTGCTTGAACAGCAGTCGGTATCCGCCAATGACCGAAGTGCCGAAGACCTCAGCGCTGGGGCAGCGCTTCTTCATTCTGGCCTCGTCCAGGTTGCTGCCGTAAGCAGCGCAGTAAACCTCGCTGTCCTCCGGCCGCACCAGCTTGAGCCCTTTCCAGAAGTCATTCATCACCGCCACCACCTTTACTCTCAATGCGGCTTAAGTCCTTGTCACCCGAATCGCCGTCAGCCTCGCCGATTACATGAAACTCCACACCTTGGAAAGACTCCGCGTCCAGGATGTATTCTGCATTCTTCCAGGCATCGGAAGCCCGCTTGTGTGCCTCCTGCTCGGATGCCGCTTCCACAAGCACGGTCTTCTGCAGCGTCTCCGTGATCAGGACCTTGTACTGTTTCTTCATGGCCTGTCGCCTCCTTTCACTGCCTTAAGCCGGGTCTCCCCGGCAAGGCTTGTCTGTGTTGGATTTGTTCAGCAGGCCTGTCTCCAGGCTGCATTCCCGTCCATGTTGCGAAGGAGGATCTCGCGGGCGGTTTCGAATTCCTCGCCGATGAAGCCGAGCCGGAGCATCCAGCACCGGAAGGCGTATTTTTCGTTTTCCGTCTGCTGGGGCTTGGGGCTGGCGTAGGCGATCTCCTTGGCCAGTTCGCTCATCGCCAGGCAAAGCTGAATGTAGGCTTTCATCTCGCCTGCATGGATGCCGCCGCGTTTGCCGTCGTGCGGGTCGGAGAACTGGAAGAGGCGGAATTCGATGGTCCCTTTTGTGAAGCTCGCGTGGAGGTTCAGCATGTGGTACCGGCTGTCGTTGTAATGCTGGCTGCGACCGTAGTTCGCATGGTTTCCTTCGTACCAGCAATCTGCGAGGCGCTCCATGGTCTGGGGCTTCTGGCGGTTGACCCTGGCCAGGAAATCGGGATTGACCACCTTGCAGTAGTGTCCGGTGCGGCCTTCGTCGATCCGGATCGCCCGGCCGATCTGCGTCTCATGTGCGGCCATGATATTCACCAGGTTGCGAAGTGTCTTGGCGTTGTGGTCTCTGCCGTCCAGGCCCTTCAGGCCAATGTGAATGTGGACCCCGCAGCCTCTGGAGGGGCTGCTCTTCATCCCGGCATGGCGCAGCTGCCGGAGGAGTTCCTGGAAGGTCCCCATGTCGGCGTAGGTCAGGATCGGAGTGACCAGTTCGCATTTTTCGTCGTCCGGTCCCTGGATGCTCACATCCCGCTGGAATTTCCATTCCCGGCCCTGTGCGTCCCAGGCGCTCCAGGTCATGTAACCGTTGCGGCTTGCGGTGTATTCGTAGCGGCCGGTTCCGAAAAAGTCTGCGGCAACCTTGGCTGCTTTCTGGCGGGTAATGTTGTTTCCCTCTACCTCTACTCCCCATGTCTGGGCCTTCATGTTCTCGAGCTGGCGGGCGGTTTTCTCTGTCATGGTTTTTATCTCCTTTCGGCTCTGCCGTGTGTGTTTTCCCTTTCGGTGTGTACATATATCACTCTGAAAGGGATAAATAGCAAGTCAATTCGAAGATAATTATCTGACAATTATCCGGGGTATTTTGGCTCCGGAAATTGGTACATTTACACCGCATCCGCAGGCGTTTCGTCCGCCGTAACAGCAGCTTTCGCAGCTTTCAGCGCCTCCCGCTTTTCCTTCTGCCGAACCTTCCATCTGGTCTCCTCGTCCTGAGTCCGAAACGCGCTGTGTCCGGAGAGATTCTCCATCAGGATCTTGCGGCTCGCCTTGTACTCATCACCGTTCATGCCGAGGCGCAGAAGCCAGATCCGGAAGGCGTATTTCTCGTTGTCACCGTTGACCGCCTTTGCCTGGATCCGCTTCTGCTCCAGTGCATGCTTGTTCATCAGGCAGGCAATCTGCTGGAAGGCTGTGTTCTTCTCCGGATCGTCCGTCAGCGGGAAGCCGGTGAAGCTCACCTTGTCATCTGTAAATGAAAGTCCGATCAGACCGCCATGCTCTTTGACCAGTTCTATGAAATCGTCCGTTCTGCATACGGTTCCTGCCTCATCCAGCGCTGCGAACAGTTCCTTTTTCACGCCAAACTGCCCGCCGGTCGCTTTGGCGAGCAGCGGCCCCCGGCTGTAAAGGAGGTTCACCAGCCTGCGAAGGGAATCCGCTGTATGCCGTGCCATTGGCAGGCTGATTGTAAGACTGCCAGGCTCTGCCGTATCAGCATTCTCTGTTGCCTCAGTTGTCTCCACTGAAATAGTTGCTTCTTCCATGTGATCCTCCCTGTGTACTTCCGTAATAAGGCCCTCGGAGCACAGCGTCCGGATGAGCTCCTCTTCCGCTTCCACTTCATCGACAACCAGGTCCCCATTGCGCTCCACCGTGTACACCCCGATCTCGTAAGCACATCTAGGCATGTAGGTGTAACGCGGTTTCTGACCGGTAAGCTCTCCAACCCGCTTTACCAGGGTTTTCTTATCCGGTGCTTTCAGTTCATATCTCCTCATGTTCTTTTCCTTTCCGGAGCGTCGCTCCTTCTGTGATGTGGCCTGCCGGTACTTCTCCGGCGGTATGGTATACATCACTCTGACGGCCCAAAAAGTAAAGTCAATTCTGCGAGATATTCTGATAAAAACTCGAATTCGACATAGTACACAATTACCGTCTCCGACGTCTGGCCTGTTTACGTTCGTCTTTTTCTTTCTTCTCCTCTGCCCAGCGTCTTAAAAACTCCTCCTGATCCCGGTCATCAAATTCCCGGCTCAGTTCATCGGAAGCGCCAATGATAACCGCAGCCCCAATCAGAAAAGCGATCACGCCAAGCAACACCAGGCATACGACAACTGCTAAAACAACATCCATCGCTCCCTCCTTGTAGAAATAGAAAGGCCAGCTTTAGCCAGCCTCCCCGTTTTCTGGTATCAATCCTCTGCTTCCTGCGGCTCAAAAGTCGCCATTTCATCAAAGCGGAGCTTCTGACCATCGCGGATCACATACACATCATCATATTTCCCGCCTGCCCATTCGATATACCTTTTCACAATACAATCCACGAACTTCGGGTCAAGTTCAATTCCTCTACAGATACGGTCCGTCTCACAGCAGGCGATCAGCGTAGAACCGCTGCCCAGGAAGGGATCCAGTACAATCCCGTTTGTCATGGTGCTGTTTTTAATCGGATAGCTCATCAGCTGTACCGGTTTCATTGTCGGGTGATCCTTGCTGGACCTGGGTTTATCGTATTCCCACACGGTTGTCTGCTTCCGGTCACCATACCACTGATGCTTTCCCTTTTGCTTCCAGCCAAACAGACAGGGTTCATGCCGCCATTGATAGGGGCTGCGTCCCAGCACCAGCGCATTCTTCACCCAGATGCAGCAGCCGGAGAGATAAAAGCCCGCATCCTTAAAGGCTGTGCGGAAGTTGATCCCCTCTGTATCCGCATGCCAAACATAAATGGAGCCGTCATCGGCCAGATTGGCATGCATGCAGCGATAGGCGGAAAGCAGGAAGTTATAGAATTCCTGGTCACCCATGTTGTCATTCATGATCTTTCCGGCCGTCTCTTCAACATCAACGTTATACGGCGGATCCGTCAGAACGAGGTTGGCGAGCTGCCCGTCCATCAGCCGGGTATAGATTTCCTCCCCAGTGCTGTCGCCGCAGATGACTCTGTGTTTACCCAGATACCACAGATCGCCCAGCTGTGAAAAGCAAGGCTGCTGCAGCTCCTTATCTACATCAAAGTCATCTTCCTTGACCTTCTTATCGTAGATGTTGGAAAAAAGCTGTTCCACCTCAGGCGCTTCAAAGCCAGTGTAATCCAGGTCATAGTCCGCTTCCTTCAGGTCCGTCAGCAGATCAGCCAACATCTGCTCATCCCACTCACCCGTGATCTTGTTAAGGGCAATGTTCAGTGCCCTCTCGCGAGTCTTGTCCACATCGACCACCGCGCAGGGAACTTCCGTATAGCCAAGGTCGATAGCTACGTTCAGTCTCTGATGTCCGCCGATAATGGTCATGTCCGCATTCACCACGAGCGGATCGGCAAAGCCAAACTCCTCAATGGAATCCTTGATCTTCTTGTACTCCTTATCTCCCGGCTTCAGCTTCTTGCGCGGGTTATACTCTGCCGGTTTGAGTACCGAAATCGGCAGCACCTTCAATTCCGCAGTTTTCTTCATGTCGTACCTCCAAAAAACCTCATGACTTCCGCAAACGGAATGAAGAGCTCACCCAGGGTAAATCCCAGTTCAAGCTCTCCACTCGTTTCCATGTATTCTTCTGTCAAACTGCACCATTCGGCTCCTTCACCGTTGATGCTTGCCAGCACCTTTTCTTCGCCGTAATCGATCTTATGAACGAGCACGGCCCCAGTATTGCAGATCGGATACACACCGATCACCGATGCAAGATCGATCATTCCCATGGGTGTTCTCCTCTCAGATAGATAATTCGCTGATTCCGGCTTCCCCGGAAAGCAAGCCCGGCATCCTTTTCCGCCTCGATGAATGGTCCATCCACAACTACGTCCGCATAGGAAAGAAGCGGCGATGTCCCGACTTTCTCAATCAGATATCCGGTATAGAGCCAGACGTCTTTCTCCGGCAGTTCCTCCTTCAATTTTCGAAGAAACGGCAGGAGTGCCTTTTGGTTTTCCGGTTCCATCGGATCGCCGCCAAGAATGGAGAGGCCCTGTATCCACGAAGGACGCAGGGCCGCAATCAGTTCTTCTTCAGTTTCTTTGGTGAACTGATCTCCATATTCAAAATCCCAGGTCTCCGGCTGAAAGCATCCACGACATTGGTTCCTGCAGCCGGAAACAAATAGGGAGACACGAACACCGGGACCATTTGCGATATCCGTCTTTTTGATTCCGCAGTAATTCATAAGCTTTACTCGCCTGCAGGGTTCTTTGCTTCCTTCACGGAGGCTGTGCAGAAGTGGATCCCGCGAGTTTCGTTTGCAAACACCTCTCTCGCAATATCCTGTGCGAGGCCGGTCCAGTTGCCTTCATAGTCATAGATGTCATCATCAAAGAACTGGATGACTTCCGGCTGGAAACGAATAAAGCCATGCTTCGTACCCATGTGATCTATAGCTGTTCGGACATCTTTTACGATGGGATTCCCCTTGAAGATGGTCTCATACAGAGCCAGAACGTCATCTGCTCCGGCATCGTTTTCCTCATCGTACAAATTGATGGCCAGCGTTATATTGCCAAACTGCACACACTTGGGAAATACGCGGTCCAGCGCCAGAAACTTCTCATGGTTGCGGACCTCGATATCAAAGAGATAATCTGCTCTGCCATCTTCCGGCAGAATAATATCCCCGACTTTGATTTCCGGATCACGCTCAAACAGAGCCTTCACTTTTTTCTGATAGGTGTACCAGGGTGCTTCCAGTTTCAGGTTTTTCTTCATGGTGATACTCTCCTCCTCATTCCTGTTGATTCTGTTTTTGATAGCCGTAAAAATGTGTTTCATAGATGCAATACCCTCTCTGCAATCTCCTGCGTCCTGCCCTGATTGAAAAAGTTAGTGCCCAGGTATCCGCAGACCCTTCGGCAGACGTTCATGCGCTTCTCATCCCGATTGCCGCAATTCGGGCACTCCCACAGGAGCTTTCCATCCTCTTCCACGATCTTGATTTCCCCGTCATATCCGCACACCTGACAGTAGTCAGATTTCGTGTTCAGCTCCGCATACATGATGTTGTCGTAGATGAACCGCATGACCGACAGCACCGCAGGGATGTTTTCCTGCATGTTGGGGACTTCTACGTAACTGATCGCGCCTCCGGGAGAAAGAGCCTGAAACTCCGCCTCAAATGCAAGCTTCTGGAAAGCATCAATGGGCTCCGTCACATGAACGTGGTAGCTGTTGGTGATGTAGTTCTTATCCGTCACATGCGGAATAATGCCAAACCGGCGCTGCAGGCATCTGGCGAACTTGTACGTGCTGCTCTCCATGGGCGTTCCGTACAGGCTGTAGGAGATGTGCTCTGCTTCCCGCCACTGTGCTGTCTTCCCATTCAGGAACTTCATGACCTCGATGCCAAAATCATGCCCTGCAGGATCGGTGTGACTGCAGCCTTTCATGCGATGCACACACTCGCACAGCCCGGCATAGCCCAGGCTGATGGTGCTGTAGTTGTCGTAAAGAAGGTGGTCAATCTTCTCGCCTTTGGGCAATCTACTGATAGCCCCATACTGCCAGAGGATCGGAGCGACATCGGAAGGTGTCCCCAGCAGGGTTTCATGCCGGATACGCAGCGCCTTATGGCAAAGCTCCGTCCGTTCCTCCATAAGCTGCCAGAATTTCTTTTCATCGCCGTCCGCGCTGCAGGCTACATCCACCAGGTTGATCGTCACCGCACCCTGGTTGAAGCGGCCATAATACTTGTGGCTACCATCCGGATTCAGCCCTACGGTATCTGGCGTCAAGAATGCCCGACAGCCCATACACGTGTACACGTCACCGTTCTTCAGCTGCTTCATGATCTTCGCACTGATATAATCCGGCACCATGCGCTTGGCTGTACACTTCGCCGCAAGCTCGGTCAGGTAATAGTACGGCGAATCTTCCATGATGTTGTCCTCATCCAAAACATAGATGAGTTTGGGGAAAGCGGGAGATACCCACACTCCGACTTCGTTTTTGATTCCCTCGTACCTCTGCTTCAGCGTTTCCGCGATAATCAGTGCCAGATCATCTCTCGTCTGACCGGCAGGCACCTCATCCAGATACATGAACACAGAAACAAAAGGGGTCTGCCCATTCGTAGTCAACAGCGTCTGGATCTGATACTGGATCGTCTGGATGCCGCGCTGCACTTCCTTCCGGACCCTCATTTCCGCCATACGGGTGATATCCTCTTCGGTGTATTCCTTCCCGACAGCTGTAAGCTCCTCCCGGATTTCCCTCTTATATTTCTGGCGGGACACATCCACAAAGGGAGCGAGATGCGCAAGACTGATCGTCTGCCCACCGTAGGTGTTGCTGGCGACCTGAGCGATAATCTGGGTGGCAATATTGCAGGCCGTTGAAAAGCTATGTGGCTTTTCGATCAGGGTATCGGTGATCACCGTGCCGTTCTGGAGCATGTCCTCCAGATTGACCAGCTCACAGTTGGATATTGGCCCGGAGACATAGCCCATGTCGTGGATATGGATCATGCCCTCGTCATGCGCCTGAATCACATCCTCCGGAAAGACGTATCTGCGGCAGATATCCTCGGAAACCTCCGAGGCAAGGTAATCTCGCATGGTTGAATTGATGATCGGATCCTTGTTCGCATTCTCTTGCTTAGCAATCTCGCTGTCATGTCGGAGTAGCGCCAGAATCTTTGCATCCGTGCTGTTCTGCTTCCGTAGCATTTCGTGCCGCAGCCGGTATTCACTATAGTGCAGTGCAAGCCGGTAATGCCCCGACTTCTCCAGTTCATCAATTACCATGTCCTGTATCTCCTCAACGGCGACACTCCGGCCAAGATCAGCACAGTGCTTTTCGATCCTTCCGACAATAATACCGACCTCCATATCGGAAAGCCGGTCTTCCTCTGCCACCTCTCCATTGGCTGCTTTGATGGCGTTCTGTATTTTCCTGTAGTCGTATGGGACTTCTCTTCCGTCCCGTTTGATGATTTTCAACTCTCATCCTCCTCCATCTGTTTTCGCGCCTCGGCCAGCAGTTCTTCACAGCCCTTTCCCAGGTATCTGCGGCACTGCTCGTCCAGACGCGCATAAATCACTTCCTGCTCCTCGGTTGTCAGATCAATGGTATAGCGCTGTTCATTGTCATCGCTTTCGGAATTGACTACGACAAACTCTATGCAGGAATCCATATGGTTTTGAGCATAGCCATTGATCCCAACATAGAAGTCGTACCAACCGTCATTGTCACAAGTGTCATCGGTGAACTCGTCCATCGGGTGCATTGGCTTGACGCCCATATCCTTCCGGATGCGGTCGGCGATCTGGGAAAGGCCATTCGTCGCCATAAGCTGAAAACCAACAGTCGGAAATCGGCAGGGATAGTTGATATAGCACTGATCGCTGCCATACAGGATATCCACGCCGAAATCAATGAAGATCTCGTCCCTTACAAATCCCTCTATCAGCGTCACTTTGCAGCCTCCTTCTCCAGCAAATCAATATACCGATTGATGTACCATACCGCTTTTCGGAGATCCTCTGCCGTCTTCTCCGGATTCTTCTTGCCAGCTCTGCACAGATATTTACAGGCGTTGCCCAGGTGATACGGGAACTTCTGGTCCTCGATAAAATCTATGACCTCAATCTTCCCGCTGGTGTAATGGCTGGGATGATTCACCGGGTCGTCCAATACCGTGTCCATCTTCTCTTCCAGCGTCATGTTCTCTTCTCCTTTCCGCAGCTCTGCCCCGGTTGGAGCAGGCGATGCTGCAATATTTCCGCAGCTGACCGTATTCACGCGTTGCGATAAAAGTCTTCCCGCACTGCGGGCAAATACATGTACGGGACGTGTCCTTCCAGTTGGCTATGTTGGGGTGTCGGTGATTCCATGCCGTGCGGCATTTGTCCGAGCAGAACTTTTTCCTTCGGCCCCTGGCATTTTGCGAAAACAAACCGCCGCAATTCGGGCAGATGTCCACGTACTCATCTTCTCTGATGACCTCTTCAAACAAGGCATCTGCCCTCCTTCCGTTTTCGTATTGCGTCGAAATGCAACGGCAACCTTTCCAAAATCTCGAAATATACCTGAAATTCGGTGAGGTTTTTCCCGTTTCCGACGAAGTTTTTCTGCGCTTGTTCCGGTTCCGTTTCGCGGTAGTACAAGGCAAGGAACTACCGAAAATGCCCGTATTTCAAGGATTCTTCGGCAGCTCCCCAGTCTCGTATCTGCTTTTCGGATTGCGTCGGAACAGGAACAGCTGACCCCCTCCCCCTGTATTTTGCGAAAATCAACGCGAGAGGGGGCGGCGGTCTCCGTGGGACTTCACCACAGAGAAGTGACCCACCCCCCAGGGGGCCTCATCAGGCAGAGAAAAAGTTTACTTTCTCGCTTCCGAATTGCTTCTCAGGTAGCGCAAAAGCAAACTCCGCCATTTCAAAAATGATATTCTGGTGTCTGATCCTCGTTCCGCGTCTTGATGGAGTGGTGGCTGTGGCAGAGCGCCTGCCAGTTGCTCTCATCCCAAAAGAGCTTCTTGTCTCCTCGGTGAGGAACGATGTGGTCAACGTCGGTTGCCTTGACGTACCTACCTTCCTTCATGCACTCTACGCAGAAAGGGTGCGCCTCAAGGTACCTGTGCCTTGCCTTCTGCCACACTCTACCGTAGCCTCGGCCTGCTGCGGACCGCTGCTCCTCTGGGTGCATAGCTTTGTGCGCCTCGCAGTACTTCTGTCCATAAGGGACGAGGGCGGCACAGCCCGGATGGCGGCAGGGTGTGTTCGGACGGGACGGCATCACTGCTCCCAGGGAAGGTCGTCCTTCCCGAAGTGTCCGTAGGCACTAACCTTGTTGTAGTCCACGTCCAGCAGTCCCAGACTGTTAATGATGCCCCTCGGTGTCAGGTCGTAGGTGTCCCGGACAAACTGTTCCAGGAATGTCTTATCCTGGTATTCCGTACCGAAGGTTTCCACGTACACGGACACAGGCTGCGCCACACCAATCGCATAAGCAATCTGGACTTCACAGCGTTCTGCATAACCGGCCCTCACAATATCCCGCGCTATTTTTCGGGCCATGTAGGCTCCGCTGCGGTCAACCTTGCTCGGGTCTTTTCCGCTCATGGCCCCGCCGCCGATACGGCCGATTCCGCCGTAAGTGTCGCATGCAAGTTTTCTTCCCGTCACACCGCAGTCCGCATACGGGCCGCCGATCACAAAACGCCCGGTCGGATTCACCAGTTTTTCAAAATCGGTATTCAGACCGTTCTCCGTAGCGGCCAATACCATAATGCCCTCAATGATATGCCGGAAATCGGAAGGCTCCACATCCGGGCTATGCTGGACGGAACACAGGAAGGTCGTGATCTTGCCCGTGTCGTAATCAAAGGAAACCAGCGCCTTTGCATCCGCCCGGAACATCTTACTCGGGTGGTTCTTCAGGATCTGGAGAAAGCGGGTCGCCACAACATAGGGTATCGGCAGCAGCTCCAGGGTTTCATTTGTGGCATAGCCGTACATCATGCCCTGATCACCGGCACCGCCTTTATCGACGCCGAGCGCGATATCCGGGCTCTGCTCCTTTACGAGGATGCCGATATCCGGTCCAGCAAAAAGAGCCGGATTTCCATAGCTCAATTTCTCCCAGCCGATCTTTTCAAAGACCTCATACACAAGAGCCTTGTAATCCGGCTTATGGGTGCTGGTCAGCTCACCGGCGATAATGATGTGGTTATCCTTCAGCAGGCATTCGATGGCGACCCTGCTGTTCTTGTCGTGCCGCAGGCAATCTGTCACAATGGCATCGGCAATCTGATCCGCCAGCTTGTCAGGATGCCCTTCACTGACTTGTTCACAAGTAATGATTCTCATCTATTCTTCCTTTCTGCTGCCTTTTGCAGCTCTTCTTTCACCATCTGCCAAACGGAGATGGGCCTATATGTCCACGCGATGGAAATAATCAACAATGCCGAGACGGCGGCAAATATGAGGATAGGTAAGAGAATAAAGATCATCCGATACCTACCTGTTCACATACAGCCTTTTCGATCTTCGCTATGGTTTCTGCATCCCTGCATAAATCAATCTTTCGGTCAAGGAGCCGCTTATCCATCGCCGTAATCTGCTCAGCCAGTACCATTGACTGATTCCCATCCTCCATATCCAGCACAACGTGCGTCGGCTGAGACAGATGCTTCATCTGCGTCGTCATGGGAATGACCGTTATAATCGAGCTGCGCTCATTGCAGACATCGTTGCTGATAATCAGCACAGGTCTGGCCCCGCCCTGAACCGATGTTCTCCTGTCCATCGGCAGCCTTGCATACCAGATCTCCATTCTCTTCGGGCTTTGTATATCAACCACTCTCGGTAACCTCCTGATGTACTCTTTTCGTCGTCTGTTTTTTCTGCCCACCGAATCCACCGAATCACCTCCCTGGGCATGAAAAGGCCCCGCAGGATACTCTCCCGCAGGGCTCCGCCAGCTTTTCACGCTATCACTTTATCAAAAACCGCAAGATAAGTTGTCCACGATTTTACTCATGCCTTCCCGTACAGGAGCATCGTAAGATGATCCAGTGCCCGGTTCTTTTTGTTGTAGGCACTGCTGCGCTCAATGTTCAGCTCTTCCGAAATTGTAAGCGCCGCACCGCTCTCCTCTGCATCCATATAGAAGGTTTCAAGGACATAGCGCTCCTCTTCCGTAAGCTGCTCCCAGGCCGGTTTGAACCAGTTCATGTATTCCACTGCCTGACGATACCGCTCCTTGATGGTATCGATCTCCTCGATTCCCTGGATGATACGCTTTTCCCCCGCCTGCGGATCGTGGGCATGCGGCATGCCGTCAAGATTGGGAGAACCAATGCCCTCCATCTTGACCCGTACCGCCGCGATCTCTTCATCGGTGTGTTTTACGATAAAATCCATACTGTCGTAAGCGGAAATAGCCTTGATCGCGCCTTTCCGTTTATCCAAAAAACTCCAGCTGATATGCATGGCAATCCTCCTTAAATTTTGATCATGTTCCTTGGATTGGCCATGTTTGGCTTGCCCCTCACAGGGCTGTTTGTCTGTTCTTGTCGTTTATACCCCGACCATCTCTTTCATCTTTCGAATCAGGTAGGATGGATCGAGGTTCGTCAGCACCTCAAACCAGGAGCTGTAAAAGAACTGCTCCTCCCTCTCTACTGCCCGCATCGCGCTCTGGCTATCCGGGTTTCTTTTCAAATGGAGCAGCGCCCGCTTGTAATCCTTGACCGCACCGAGAATAATGGCGTTCGCCAGATTCTCCCAGGCTTCCTTGTCATCAACCATTTTCATTCCGCACCTCCCAGCTGCGCTTTCACGGCATCCATCAGCGCGTCCTGTGTGACCTCTTTCTGCTGGAGAGCCTTCAGGATCCTCTCATCCACCGTTCCCTTCGTGACGATGTGCTGGATCACGACCGTGCTGGAAACCTGGCCCTGCCGCCAGAGCCGGGCGTTGGTCTGAATGTAAAGTTCCAATGACCAGGTGAGTCCAAACCAGATCAAAGTGCTGCCGCCAGCCTGCAGGTTCAGGCCATGACCTGCCGACGCTGGGTGTATCAACCCCACCGGTATCATCTTCCGGTTCCACCGAAGGATACTCTCCTCGGTATCGATCTTCGCATAGCGGATTCCGATGGAGCGAAGTCTCTCGGTAATCCTGTCATAGTCATGTTTGAACCAGTAGGCGATCAACACCGGCTTTCCATTTGCCGCTTCGATCAGATCTTCCAGGGCGTCGAGTTTCCGACTGTGGATGGTCACTACGCCGCCATCATCGTTGTACACAGCGCCGTTGCTCATCTGACTCAGTTTTCCGGAGAGGGCCGCTGCATTGCTGGCCGTCACCTCTCCATCGGGGAGGGACAGCACCAGATCCTGCTTCAGGCGGGTGTAAACCTCCTGCTCCTGCGGGGACATGCTGACTTCGTATGGAACAGAGATCAGCTCCGGCATCCGGAGGACGTCCGTACAGCGGATAGAAACCGTCATGTCGGCGATTCGGTTGTAGATGCGCTCCTCCGCACCGGGAAGGGGCTTATACGAATAAATGATAATGCCGTTGGTCTTATCCGGACGGAAGTACTGTGACCGATACCCGCCGATAAATTTCCCCAGCCGCTCACCGAGATCCAGAAGGCGGTACTCCGCCCACAAATCCATCAAGCCGTTACTTGAAGGTGTGCCGGTCAGGCCAACAATCCGTTTCACCTTTGCCCGGACCTTGAGAAGTGCTTTGAACCTCTTAGCCTGCGGGTTCTTAAAGCTGCTTAATTCGTCGAGGACCAGCATGTCCCATTTCCAGGTGGCTCCGCCGTAATTCTCAACCAGCCAGGGGACTACATCGCGGTTTATGATGTAAATGTCCGCGTCCTGACCAAGGGCATATCGCCTCTGGCTTTCTGTTCCGACGGCGATGCTGTACCGCAATCCCTGAAGATGCGACCATTTCCCGATCTCTTCCGCCCAGACCTGCGCTACGCGAATGGGGCAGATCACAAGGATATGACCAACTTCAAACCGGTTTCGTAGAAGATCTTCTATCGCCGTCAAGGTAATAATTGTCTTCCCGCAACCACAGTCCAGCAGGATTGCGGAAGCCAGATGCTCAACAATGAAATCTGCCGCATACCTCTGGTACCCGTGAAGCTGCTCAGGCGTAAGCATCCGCACCACCTCCAGACTTTGCAAACCGCTCTGCCGCCTCCAAGCTGTCGATTACAGCTACAGAAAAGCCCAGCTCCCTCAGCTGCTCCGCCCTTCTTTCCTGCAGGGGCCTCAGCTTCTCTCCTGGTCTTTTCACCTCGGCAAAGGCGATGCCCCCTCCCTTCCAGAGACAAATCCGGTCTGGTGCTCCGCTCCACCCAGGACTTACAAACTTCAACGCAAGGCCCCCACATATCCGCATATGGTGAACAAGGGCTTGCTCTACATCTCTTTCCCTTATCATGATTACCTCCATTTCTCCCTTTGTGTGTATGGGAGAGGTGCCGTAACAAGAGAACCAAATAACGTCATTTTCCTCGCGTGTGCGAATACGCGGTTTTGGTACTCTTATATCTACTATTTTTATGAATTCGATCTAATAAGAATTTCATAGGTTGTTCGTTCTATAGCCTGAAATCCAGTAAAATAAGGCGGATATGAGAGGAACAAGCGGAACAAGCCGCCGTCCTCCCCGTATCCTGTTCCGCCGTTATTATTCCCGCAGATACACCCGCTGCTTCCCATAGAGGGCCTGTGTCTGCAGCGTCTTGGGACGGCTCCACCCCTCGATCCGGCTCATCAGGCTGGAAAGCGCATAACTCTCTGCAGGCTTTAAATCCTCCCGGTTCCTTCCAAAGCACTCGCACCAGATTTCCATATTGCTGACGCTGGTTCTTCGGACCGTTCCTTCCTTCTGGGTAGGGTCATCTCCCCGGAGAAACTCTCTCCTCTGATAGAGGTCCATATCCGACCAATTCTCCGGCAGCAGCGTCTCCAGGAACAAGCGAACAACACCTTCACGTTCATCTTTTTCCATCGCAGAGTTCTGTTCCACCTTTGCCTGTTCCTCAAGGTCGGCCGGAAGGGTCAGTGGTTCCCCATTGGCAACAAGAACAAGCACTTCTGCCCAGATTTGATTAACGTCATCCTGTGTCAGTTCCCATGGTTTTCTTGTTCCTGTTCCGAGAACAGTCACAGGCCAGTAACGACGATTTCCTGTGATATCGCGAAGGAAACCACTTTCCGCATTGGTTGTTCCAAACATCACTGACTGGCGAGGGTGGGACTGGACACGTCTTCCGAAAGCTGCCCTATACTTATCATCCTGCCGTCCGAAGAAAGCCTTCAGCTTTTCCTGTTCCGCTTTCCTCATTCCGGCCATCTCACCGATCTCCATGATCCAGATGCCCTGGAGCTTTTCGGCCCCGGCCTTACCGTCGTTGATATCAGAGAGGGTAAGGCTGTCGGAGAACCATTCCATGGCGAGCCGGGCAATGAGAGTACTCTTCCCGATCCCCTGCTCTCCGATGAGGACCAGAAGCGTATCAAACTTCGTACCTGGGTGATAAACACGCGTGACGGCTGCACAAAGCTCTTTGCGGGTGACGGCTCGAACATAAGCGTTATCCTCTGCTCCCAGATAATCAATCAGAAGGGTATCGACCCTTGGACTTCCGTCCCATTCTGGCAGGGTTTCGAGATATTCCTTGATCGGGTGGTAGGACCGGTCATCCACACACTTTGTGACAGCAATGTCGTAGTTGCGCTGTGAGAAGGAGCCATAGTTCTGATCGACATACCAAATCAGCTGGGCATCGTCTTGATCCCGCCAGAATTTCTTTCCCTCGTGTGCCCAAGGCACCTCTCCCTTGATCTCCATGCCGTCCGCGAGCTGGTTGAATACGATATTCTTCATATAGGGATCGTAGGTCATAATCAGTCCAAGGTTATGAAGGCTATTCAGGAGATTGCCCCTCTTATCCCGAATGAGACGATCCTGCCAGTTGGTGTCGTCCTCTTCCGAGAAGGCCTGCTCCGCCGCGTTCTGCTTCTCCTCCAGGAGCAAACGTGACACCTCCGGCAGGGATGCCGCCCACTCGGACATTGCAGTGAAGCTTTTCTTTGGGTCCTCATCCGGGAACTTGTGCAGTCGGATCAGATCGAAGGCGTTACAGGTCTGACGTGCGGCAAGGTCCGTCGCATGGTTGCTGTAAGCGAGCTTGTTGTCATAGATCTGCACACCAGGGCCACTCGAAGAACCGATCAAGTGATAGCGGTCATCCCGGACCTTTTCATATACGTCAGAGAGATACAGGTCTATCGCGTTCTGGATGGTACCCATCGCCCGGCAGAAAGTACCAACGATACCTTCCTTGGAAAGAGGGTCTTCCACCTTCCCTTTTCCTTCATGGGCAGGTGCCTCCTTCGACGATGTAGGCAGCGCTAAGGGATCCTTCCAGTCAGGGTGGGCAGAAAGATATAAATCGGGATCAAGATGCTCTCCCTCAACCTCCCGGAAAATGTATTCACCGTCCGATGAGGTGGTCGGCCAGAACATCAGCTGGGCCGGTGTGAAGGAGCAGGTATCGAACATCTCAATCCCAAGCTCCGCCGCATAGTAACGGGTGATCGCGTTATACTCCTCCGGAGAAATATCTCTCGTCAGCGGGATGACAAGGCGGTAACGGGGTGCCGACGGCATATGCCCGTGCGTCGTGTAGATAAGCGTTTCATAGGGGCACAAGGCAAGATACTCGTCCAGAAATGTTAAGGATGCATTGTCCACATCCAACGTCAGTAAAGATCGAACAACCACGGTAACCGCGCTGCGGACACCGTCCTTCAGCACCCCGCCGACGAACCCGCCTTTGTCCTTGGCAGCAGAGCGTCCGACGCTCTTCATCTTCTGATACTCCGCCTGCGTCTCCGCCGTGCGGAAGGTTGTCGCAAGACGAGTCCTTAGTTCATCCAGCGTGATCGTTCCGTTCTTCCATTTCTTTGCCTGCCGGTTCTCACCGAAAGCGACCTTAAATTCAGTCATCAAAATGATCCTCCTGTTCTGCAGGGAAATACCGGATCGGAATCTGGTGCTCCTCTGCGTATGCTATTTCTGTTTTCATGCCTGGCGACGCCTCTCCGAACACCCACATTTCGTCGCAATGCGAGAGCCACATAAGCCCCATTGCCATCCCCTTCTCCCGTTCTTCCGAATTTTTATCCTCCAGAAGCTGCGGGAAATACAAATGTGGTGCAAAGGGGACATGCCCTTCGGCTACTGCCTTTCGACAGTAGCCCTGGGCCGCCAGGATGTTCCTCACGGTATCCCCCGCAAAGGGTGAACAGATAAATATCTTCATGCTGCCTCCCTTTCTATCATCGGGAGAATCCCCTCCGCCTTCAGGGTCTCATACAGGAAGAGACGTCCCTTCTGTGTCCACTTGGTCCAGCACTGCGTGCCTGGCTCACCGGTCTTTTCGTTGGTGTAATGGTAGGTTTCCGTAGAGGTGTAGCCTTTGTCCTGGTACTTCGCGTACAGGAGCCAGATATCACCCTGCTTATACTGGATGCCCAGCTTCTTCAGAAGCCGGTTGAAGGATGGCGCTCCCATGCCGTAGTCCTTTGCGATGACGGAGGTCTTTACCAGGGACGGGCTGCACAACACGATGTCGTAGTACCCGACCTTCGGCTTCATCTCCGCGATCTGCTGTGTCTGGACCGCCACCGTTGTTTCGAGAGCGGCTACCTTATTGCGCTCTGCCTTCAACTCCTGCAGGAGGGTGATGCCGAAATCCGGATCGGCAAGAACCCGCTCCATCGTTGTGGGAGTGAGGTAAGCACCGTGCTTCCGGATAGAGGGAAGAACCTCGGAAGTGACCCAGCGTTTGAAAGCCCTTGCTGTGGGGAGCTTGCTCTGAAGAATAAGGGAGTAAAGCCCCGACTCGTTAATCACCGTGAGCTCCTGCACACCGCCAAGGGTGTCACATTTCGTTACCCCCTTATCTTCCTCGTCCACATGATCTGCCAGAGCCTTACGACTGTTGGTGTAGCCCAGGACCTCCGCCACATCTTTTCCAACGAAGAACGGCGCTCCATTGATGTCGATCACCCTGACCGGATGATCCGTATACGTGAAAACCTGTACTGCGTTCATAAAACGCTCCCTTCTCCCCGTGCGGGGTATGTAATAAGAGGGCATGAAGGCCCTCTATCTCTCCATGGACAGTTGCGTCGCGGTTGACAACCAAAAACGTGAAAAAAGTTGTTCTGTTCCAAAAGAAGAAAAGTCCTCGGGGAGGAGTCAGTCCTTCATGTAAAAGCCAGGACATTCATACCCATCCGCTCGAAGGATCAGCCCCGGAGCCCACGGCGGGACAGTGCTCATAAGATTGCTGATTTCCTGAACCGTCGTCTCCTGCGGGCACTCCACGATACATTCGTCGTGGACATGAGCAACGATGCGGTAGTCTCGTAGCTGCTCCATCGCATAGCAGAGAATGTCGCGGGATACCGCCTGCACAATGTTCTCCACCCACTTTCCCGCGAAGGATTCAATCCGGGACCAGTGCTTGGTAGTGTCCATCCCCATATAGGTCACGGACTCCCCGCCGAAACGGTTCTCTCCGATTCTGGGTTTCACATAGGAGAGCTGGCGTCCCGAAGGCAGCGTGATATAGAGCATGGCCCCTCGATACTCAAAGGTCAGGCCATGGGTGCGCGTTATTGTTTTCTCTTTCACGGCAGTCTTTACAGCTCTATCGACCGCCCACCACATCTGCACGATGTTCGGATTGGCTGCCCTCCATGCCGCTACCAGCGGAGCAAGTTCCTCTTCCTTCATGCCTGCATCCAGTGCGCCCATAGCGATCAAGGCACCTTCCGCGCCGCCGTAACCACAGCTAAGGGTGGCCTGTTTCCCCTTTTGCCGGAGTTCCCCGTTTTCGCCGTGCTTCTCCACCTTACAGTGGAACATGCGGGAAGCGGTTTCACAGTAAATGTCGCCGCCCTGAGCAAATACATCCAGCACCCACTGTTCCCCTGCAAGCCACGCCAGTACCCGGCATTCGATGGCTGAAAAGTCCGCCACGATCATCTTGTAACCGGCAGCGGGAATGAAAGCGGTTCTGACACACTCCGCAAGGACCTGGGGAACAGAATCATACAGGGTCTCCAAGGCGGCATAATCTCCCCTTGCCACAAGGCTCCGCGCCTGGATCAGATCAGGGAGAGAATTCCTGAAAAGATTCTGCAGCTGCACAATCGTGCCAGAAAAGCGACCGCTCCGGTTTGCGCCATAAAAGCGGAACATGCCGCGAAGACGGCCGTCCGCGCACACCGCAGCCTCCATAGCCGTGTATTTCTTTACAGCGGACATGGCAAGCTGCTGCCGGAGGGTGAGGACGGTTCTGAGCGGTTCCGGTGCTGTCCGAAGAGCCTCGGCAACGACCTTCTTCCCAAGAGAGTCCATTTCCATACCCTGTGAGGCAAGCCAGTCTTTCATCTGCTGGACCGAGCGCGGGTTATCAAGGTTAGTGAGCTCCTGCAGCGCATTCGTGAGATGCTGCTGTGAAAGCGCATCCAGATGAATCGCCTGCCGGACCATGGGAAGATCGATCTGGATCCCCCGGTCATTGATCCTCTGATCATTCCAATATTCCCGCCAAACCTGGTCCGGGACAGGATGGGAAGATAGACGGTCTTTTATCTGCAGTTCAACCGCAACATCCCGTTTGTTATAAGCCACGAAGGTCTCCCACTTATCCGCAGCATCAGAAGGAAGGTTTCTTATCCTTCCGCCGTTGCTGGCTGTCGCCTTGCACGGCACACAGAAATAGCGGATAAGGTCTTTTCCCTCCGTCATCTTCTGCTGTTCCAGGCCAAGAGCTGCACCGGCACCAGCAAGGGACATGGGAAATCCCATATACGCACTCCAGATCATGGAACATCGCCAACCTTCCGGAGAAAGGAACTCTCCCTTAGGAAGCAGGCCCTTATCTCGGAGAAACCGCGACAAGCACACACGCTCGAACATGGCGTTGAAGGCCCACTTTTCCACCTGCTTATCCTGCAGTGCAGTCATTATTTCCGCCGGTATCTCCTCTCCGGCTGTCAGGTCATAGACTGTGACCGGGCCATCATCCACGGCCACGCCGAAGAGCAATATTTCAAAAGCCGGATCCTCCGCATAGCGGTAAACGCCTGTCTTCGTCAGATCGGTTTCGCTGAACGACTCTATGTCGATTGATAACTTTTTCATCTGCCACCTCCATAACGCCAAAAAGCCAGCCCCATATATACAAGAGCTGGCTGTGGTTTCTATGTACGCCGGGGCGACGGAATCCGCCACCCCGTTTTCCCTGCAAGAGGGATCAGCTCAGGAAATCCTCCTCGCCGTCATCGAATTCATCCTCAGCACGGGTGAAACCGCCGAGCGGATCGCCATCACGGCCTTTCTGCAGGTGGTGCAGAGAACAGCCGATGCCCTTGTTTCCGTTCTTGTTGTAGGCGAAGAAGGAAATGCAAGCCCTTCCATAGACGCCGCTATAAACCTCAGAGTGGTCAAGGATATCCTGACGATTCTTATCCACGATGCCCGGCGCACGCTGGTAGTTCTTGGCGTTGAGGTAGTAGGCATTCTCATAAGCCGGATCGCCGCTACGCTTTTCGTCTCCGTCGTTCAACGGATTGTTAATTGCTGACAGCGGAGGCACGGTCTTTCCGGTTCCCTTCAGGACAGAAGTGCCTTCTTCATATGCCGCCTGGATTGCCTTCTCGATCTTGGAGAGAGTCTCTTTATCGGACTTCGGGATGATCAGGCTCACGGACCAGGCAGGCTTGCTGCCATCGATGCCCTTCGCTTCCCAAACGTTGCAGTAGCTCCAACGGGTGTCCCAACCGGTGATGACTTTCTTCGGATCATTGTTCTTTGCCATTTTAGTTTTCCTCCATAAATTCATTGATTGCGGTTGTCATTTCAGGACGCTTATCGCTTCTTGACACGAGCGTCGGCTTCCCACTGGGCTTGACAACCATGTCACCCAGCAGTGCTTCAAAGTTTTTCTTTCCGAGCAACTTCTCCATGGCCGTGATGGTCAGGAGCTTCCGCTCGAAGGGATCGTAGCCTACCGCCTCCACGGCTTTTGCTACTGCTGTTTCATCCGCATACTTTCTGACAGACCTTCCTTCGACGACCTTCCAGTCTTCCCAGACATATCCCGCGAGAGCCCGCTGTAAGGCATAGGTTTTGACATCCTCTGCCCAAGCGACCAGCTGGTCCACCTTAGTAAGAATGATATTGATCTCATCCTCCTCCAGGCTGTCCGGTCTGGCAAAGTCATACCGGGCAAGCATCAGGTTTTCCTCAGCCCGCTTCCGGCAGATCGCCTTCGCCTTACAAAACCGGCACCATGAGCCGCAGCTGTATTCGCCTGCCCCTTTCAGCGCCAGCTCTGCCTGCGGCCGAAGGACTGTCTCCGCCCAGGTCAAAAGAGCCTCTGCAGTCAGGGACCATTCCGAGTAATTGCTGATACGGGGCTGGTATATCACCAGGGTGATATCCATGATGTCATACAACGGAGAGAAGGCCAGGTAGCTACCAAGGGCGTAGCACTTCAGCTGCGGGTTGTCCTCTGCCGATACTTCCACGCCTTTTCCATGTTTGTAATCAACCACATACATATGGCCGTCACCTAGGATCACGCAGTCAGACGTGCCGAAACCACCGGCAACATATTCCTCGAAGCTGACCTGTTGCTCCACGGAAATGATCGCATCCGGGCAGGTCTGCTTCATGGTTTCGTAGATCTCCAGAACCGTATCCCGGTATCCTTCCGCGCATTCCTGCATCTCCGAGCTGTACATTTTTAAGGAAGGACGCGGATCCTCACAGGGCAGGCCAAGCGCCTGCTTCAGAAGATACTCTCCCAGGCTGTGAGCCTCTGTGCCTTCCCGGCTGTATTCGCTGCCGGTATCCTCCGGTCCGTACTGCTCTCCCAGCACAAGAGATGGTGGGCAATGGATCAGACGGTCAGAGGCCGAAGGTGAGAATTTGGCGTGTACGTCAGGCATTCTTGACCTCCTTCGCAGCAGCGAGGAGGGCCGGGTAATCTTCCGGCTTCACATCCGAAAGCTTGCTGGCTCCGAACTGACTGAGCAGCTCTTTCATCTGCGCAGTCTTTCCGGAGCGACTGATTTCCGCGAGAACCGTGCGGACATCTTCCAGCTTGATGGCCGGAGCCTTCGGTGCTTCCTCTTTTAACGGCTGCACTGCCTCCTCAGCGCTAATCTGTTCTTCCTTCACATACGCGGCCAGATAATCTGCCAGGGCGATAATGTCCTCGCCGATTCTGTGAATCGTCGCTACAATCTGTGCTTCTTTCATTGGCGTTTCCTCCTTTCATACGTGCTTCGACTGCGCCAAGGGCTCGGAGAATGTTTCGTGCATCCGCCTTGCCCCCGGCACGGATTCCAGTGATTTGCGTCATGACCGGCTCCCTCCTTTCCGAGGCGGCTTTCTGCCCCTCTATCTCTCCACGGACAGTTAGGAGCCGGTTGACAACCAGGGTCAGGAAAAAAGTTCGTTGATCATCGCATCGAGCAGCGCGTGCAGATCCGCTCTGGTGAAGTCGACATCATCGTCCACCCAGTCATCCGGGGTCTCGGGTTCACCGAACTCAGCCAGAAGGGACACCACCTGCTCATCGGTCAGGCTGCAGAACTCTTCCTCAGCATCGCATCCGAGGATGACCATCGTTCCGGCAAAGATGTCCAGGATGTCACCGTCGTCATCCACCAGAGAACGGTTCAGGGGAAGCCCTTTGATCTTGCCTTCCTCATTGACTGCAATGCAGATCCCTTTGCGGGGAACCGTAAACTCAGGGTGACCGTCCACCAGCTCGTCAATCTTCTTCGGACAGATATAACGCACCTCCGCATTCCTGCCGGGTTCCAGAATCATTGCTCTTACCATTTTTGAGCTCCTTTCTCCCCGCACAGGGGGATCATATTTTTTCAGAGGCTTTTAACCCTCCACTTTCCCACGGACAGTTATGCCCGGTTTGACAACCGCCGATCATAAATAATCTCCGCTGATGCTGCCGTAGAATTCATCCTCATCCACGATATGGGTACCACAGTAGTCTTCTTCCTCCTGGGCATCGTCTTCGAAGGGATCATAATCATCGAGGTCATACTCCTCTTCCGCCCAGGATGCGCGGGCTTCCACAAAGGCGATTTCATCGTCCGTAATGTCGTCGAAATCATCATGGCTGCCGATAAAGAGGATCGGACCACGTACCGTTCCGCATTCCTCAAAAGTACGGTTGGGAGACAGATCCTCCCGGTCAGCCAGCACCACCATACAGATTTCTTCCGCTTCCTCAAACGGCCAGAGGTGATCCACCGGCCCGCCCAGGGTTTCTTCTACATCATCGGTTTCAATGATCTCTGCTGCTTCAAAGGGCTTCATATACAGTGCTTTCATGGTTTTCCTCCATTTTCTATAATCTGAGGGAGACTCTCGTCCCCCTCATCTGTTCCACGGACAGTTGTTCCGTTGCTGACAACCTTCAGTCGCAGACTTCCGCTTCCAGCTTCACTCTCAGCTCACCCAGCAGGGCGATGTGCCTCTTGCTGACCGCCTGCTGTGAGATGTGGAGCTTCCGTGCAATCTGCCGCTGCGTGTAGGGGATGTCTTCAAAATAGATATCGTGGAGCAGGACCTGGTCCTCCAGCGGAAGCGCATCCAGTTCCCTGTGCAAGGCTTCCTTCAGGAGCTTTGCCAGCACCTGATCTTCTACTGACGACCCTCGATCCGGTGCCTCATAATCGTCCTCCTCATACATCTGATCCAGGGAGAGCGGCGCTCCAGACGGATCGAACTTGCAGTGTTCACAATCACCGTCACAGCGTTTGGTTCCGAGGTCACAGCGGCTTTCCCGTTGCTGCCGTTTCTCCTCCGCCCAGACAAGATCCATGTACCCGTAGTAGACTTCCTTGTTGACTTCTACCCATGTCTTCCCGACCCGCAGGTAGTACTTGCCGTTTTCCTTCTTGCCTTCGCGTTCTTTTTTCATTGGTTGTACCTCCGTTAACGTTTTGTCTCTGGATTTCAAGCCAGGACTGTGGTATAATGGTTTGGTTAGGGTTTCCTCATGGTTTCCCAGGTGTTTCCCTAGCCCGTTACGGAGGCCATCTATAAAAATGGCCCCAGAGGTTTCCCTCCGAGGACCATTGAAATTTTGACTGAGTTTATGTCACGGTACTTACTGAGGTTATTGAGTTTATTGAGATTACGAAAGGAGTGTGCGCTCCATGAACGAGCCTCGACTAAGGGGTAACACCTTCATCGCCCTCCTGCTCCGTACCGGAGTGCAGGAATTGAGCGAAAAGCCCGAATGGGGCGAACATAACAACGGTATTACCCGTCCGAATCTATTTGCTGATCTGCTGCGTATGACACAGCCCGCATATAACCCGCCCAAAATGAAATCCCTCTCCTCCTACTTTTCCCGCTATCTAAAAGGCGAACTTCCTTCCAGCCCCATGTACTTCGCATTCAACACTCCGGCTTATCAAAAAGGACTGTCCATGCGTATCCACGATGAATACCCTGCAGTGCTTGTCGAAATGGATCGCTTCTATAGGAAGTATCTGCGGACATCGGATGTTGACCGGAGGATGCTGGTTGGCGGCCTTGTAGACGCGATCCTTGCCGATTCGACCTTTGAAGGAAGGTTCGATATTGGCGAAAAGTGGATCGATAAAACCGATCTGGCGCATGAGCATCAATTTATTCTCCAGACTTTCTTGGTCTCGGTCTGGAACAACATTCTGCTGAACCATCCGGATGCCAGCGAAGGCGCTGATACATACATGGAATGGACAGATGAAATTGCCTACAATAAGCCCAGGGAAACCACAACGGAAATAGGAACCGAAAGGGCTAAAAAAATAGCCGTAGACGACAGGCTCCCGGAGGAAGCGATGCCGAATACGGCTGAAGGAGAAATTGCCGAAGCCGAGGAATTACACGATGAACCGAGAGTTGAGGTTTACGAAGCCTCGTACACTGACCCACAGACGCAGAAGCAGGTTCTCGCCCAGTTCCACGTAGAAGCCAAGGACAATGGTATCGCCATAGGGCAGGTGTTTGGCGGGCTGGTTATTGGAAAGCGTGGTGGTAAGGATGAGTAACGAGATCATAAAGAAAGAAACCAGCATTCCGGTAATTTCCGCTCATGCAGAGGGCGATGGCATTGCAGTCGGGTATGCGGACTCCTTTGCGCCGACATTCAATCTCTTTCTTCCGGATGGCAGCAGAACCGCATCCAATCAGGATTACTTTAACCTGATCATCGGCTACGACCCCTTTCCCTCTGACCACATCCTGGTAGACCCGAAACGGGCGCTGACCGAGTACATCAGCGACGATGTAAAAGAACGGTTCGCCGGGTGGACGCCGGAGAAAATTGCGGAAATAAAAAAACTGCCCGCGATCATCTCCTGTGAAAGAGATGGGACCGACGGGCAGCAGGCGGTATTTGCTTTTATCCGAGATGTGAAAGTGCAGGACAACGGGATCAAGGTTTATTATCAGAAATTTTTCCCCATCCCGTTTTCCTTCCTCAGCGAGCATCTTACCGATCTTGCAATGTACCTTTTTGAACTGACACGGACACATTGGACGATCAAAAAGATCGATCTGTTGGAAGTGATGCAGGAGGCGGGGCTGTTCCCCGGAAGGTGAGGCACGAATGGCAGACGAATTAATCAAGGCCGGAGCCGGTCTCCCCGCCACCCCACAGATGAATGTCACCGCTTCCCAGAGTGCCACGGCAATCGGCCAGGTAATGGGAGATGTACGGCTTGAGATGGGACCGGAGGCAATCACGCTCCTACAGCAAATAATTGGAAGTCAGCAGATTGTTTCACACGCAGCAGAATGGACGCTCCTGAATCAGGAGAGGTTTAATGTTTTCGTTCTGGAAAATGAAAGATATGACTGTGGGTCTTTTTGTATCGGACGTCGTGTTGCCTTGTCGAAGAATACTCTCCCCGATTACCGTGATTATTACAGGCCACTCACCCAGCCCCTTATCCAGGAGCTTCTGAACATGCCATGCATCTTCGCTGTGCGGAACCAGAGTTTCAAGAAAGCACCTGACCATTATCCCGCCTTCGTCGGCAGGCTGACAGATATTGCCTGTCAGAGCGAGAATATCCGCTTCCGCTTTGTAACATGCGGCAAGCTACGCCAGCAGTTTATAAATGATAACATCCGCTCTTTTAACCTTCTCACAACCACGGTGCGTAACCAGCTGGATGAGGAACATTGGAGCATCAGAACTGGTAACCTATTACAGATCGCCGATGCTGTCGGCATCGAGATTAAGTAGAGGTGCAAAATGGAAGAATTAAAAGACAAATGGTTTAACATAGAAGCTATCGCTGAGTACCTGAGCATCACGGAGGATACGGCGAGGACATGGGTCCGGGAAGGAAAACTCCCAGCCTACAAGGTTGGTAAACGATATAAATTCAAGCTGAGCGAAGTCGACGAATGGGTCCGCTCTGGTAAAATAAACGAGGGGGAGGATGCAAATGCAGAATAAAGTACGAGTTCATATCACCGGGGTAAAGGTGAACGCCCCGACTTACACCAATGTCACTTTCACCCCTTCCCTGATCAATTTCTTCTACGGGAAGAACGGCACTGGTAAGTCGACATTGGCCAAGGCCTTTAAAGACGGAAATGCCCTGTTGACCTGGGATGGCGATCCATTTCCGGATGAGCGGGTCCTCGTTTATAACGAAGACTTCATCGCCAAGAATGTCCAGAGTTACGGGAACATTCCTGGTGTCTTCACAATTTCCGAGATAAATGCTGTTAAAAAGAAGGAAGCGGATGATAAGATAGCTGAAAAAGCAGGCGTCGATGCTCAGGCAACCGCTGCGCATGCAGCAGCCGATAAAATTACAGAAGATCACACCAAAGCCGAAGAAGCTTACATCTCCACCATCTGGGATAAAACCGAGACAACCAGGAAAAAGTATCCTTTAACGCAAACCGGTTATACAAGGGATAGAAGGAAATTTGTTAAGCAGCTTGCCAACACACCAATGTTGGTTTCCACCGACGATGAATGTACAGCGCTTTACAAAACAGTATTCGGCAAGCAGCAAACCAAACACAACCCGTATACCCATGTCCATACAGATCAGATAACTATCAGCCCGATCATGGAGCAGGCCATCATCAGCCGGGCAAATACTGACTTTGCCCTCTTTATCCGTACTCTTGGCAATATGGACTGGGTCACTGCCGGACATAAAGCATACCACGGTAAGACAGATGGAAGATGCCCTTACTGCCAGAAAGCCCTACCTGAAGATTTTGAAGACCAACTTGCCACCTGCTACGATAATCAGTACAAGGACGATCTAGCGGCATTGGGAAAGTTTATTGATTCTTACTACAAGGACATGATGTTGGCAAGGCAGGCTGTTGAAGCAAATCTGCAAAACCCATTCCCTACCAAGCGTCTGGCTGATTATAAGAAACAGGCACAGCTTCTTCTCGCTGCCATCCAGCGCAATTGTGACCTGCTGCAGAAGAAAAAGGACAATCCATCGGAAGCCGTAACACTGGAAGACCTTGTTCCCCTTTCCACGGATCTCAACACAATTATCACAGCCATCAATGATGAAGTGGATGCATATATGGCAGTCCTCGCTGACATTCCCGGTCAGCAGCAGAAGTGTACCGAGATGGTCTGGGGCATGATGGCAAATGACTGTTCTGCCGATATTCGCGCCTGGTTAAAACGAACCGATGATGATCGTGATGCCTGGAAGGCTAAGAACGAAGAAGAGAAGAAACTGAGAGAACAATCTGGGAAGCTTGAGTCCGAAATAGCAAAGCTGAACAGCCAAACCGTCAATACCACAAAGGCTATGCAGGATATCAACCGTCTGATCGCCAGCGCAGGCTTTAAGGGTTTCGAGCTTCAGGAAAAACCGGGTGCCAAGTATGTCTACGAACTAGTACGGGATCAGAACGGCAAGAAGGTCGTTGTGGACAAGAATCTGAGCGAGGGCGAACGGCACTTTATCGCTTTCCTTTATTTCTATCATATGGTCATGGGTAGCCAGTCGGATGACGGCAAAATGGTAGATAAGATTGTCATCATCGATGACCCGGTTTCCTCTATGGACAGCAGCTCCCTCTTTGTGGTCGCATCCCTGACTCGCGAAATGATCGCTGTCTGCTACAACAATTACGAGCTGAACGAAGAAAACACGGATGATCACATCCGCCAGTTCTTCTGCATGACCCACAACCCGTATTTCTTCCGAGAGGTTACCTATAACCGCCTGTCCGATTACGAATGCGTCAGCTTCTTTGAGATTAAGAAGGGCGGAAATAACCAGACAAGTATTGAAGAATGTGATGATGACGACACCCTCACCGGTGGCGGCAAGATTAACCGCTCCCCAGTTAGAAACACATACGATGCTCTCTGGGATGAGTACATGCACACTGACAACCCTGAGACCATGATGATGGTGATCCGGCAGATTCTGGAATACTACTTTGTTCAGATGGTTGGCTACCATAATGTCGACCTGCGGCGAGATCTTCTGGATAAGCACGAGAAAGAGTTCACTAAAGAAGATTATGTTGCCGCATCCGCTATGATCGCCATGATCAATGTTGGAGCGACCGGCTTCAATGACGGTCTGTATTATGACTCTTCCGCTGCGAATGTCTCCCAACTTCACTCTGTCTTTGAGCGCATTTTCAGTGTTATGGGGCAGGAGCAGCACTATAACATGATGACGAGAAGGGCAAGATAAGGAAATAGGGAAAGCGCAAAGGTCAAAGTCGGTCAAACCGAGAAGCGCAAAAAAAGCCGGGACTGAGCCCGGCCGATAAAACTTGCTATGTACTTTTGCTGACGGTAAGATTGGGTGCATTGGAGGTGATCCCCTACGAAAGAAACAACCTACAAACTTCCAAGCTGCCCTGTGTCTCTGGCGCTGCTGAGTGATCTGCATAATGCGGATCCAGAAGCTGTGCTTTCCTCCCTCCGCTCTCACCGTCCGGATCTCATCTGCATTACAGGTGATGTGTTATATGGTGGCAGGCCGGAAGATGATAGATCTCCTCTGGAGACACAGACCAATGTTCTGCCGTTCCTGTCTGCCTGCGCTGCCATCGCGCCGACCTGCCTCTCCCTCGGCAATCATGAGTGGGTGGCGGATCAGGAGGACCTCCGGCTCTTGTCTTCCACTGGCGTGACTGTGCTGGATAATGAGTGGAAGTCCATCACCGTCGGCGCGAAAGAGATCGTCATCGCCGGACTGACCTCCGGTTACGTTACGGACTATAGAGTTTTCCGGGCTGAATCAGACGGCACCGTCCGTTATCCACGGCGAGAGGATTTGTACGGCATAGGAGGTGCCACCCGCGCCGCTGCTCATAAGCCAGAAACAGACTGGATACCGTCTTTTACCTCGCAACCCGGATATAAAATTATACTCTCTCACCATCCGGAATACTGGCCACTGTTGAAAGATGAGAATATAGATTTGATCCTCAGCGGGCATGCACACGGCGGGCAGTGGAGATTTTTCGGACATGGCGTGTGGTCCCCCGGCCAGGGCTGGTGGCCGAGATATACGAAGGGTGTGTATGAGAACAGGCTGGTCGTGAGCGCCGGACTGAGCAATACGACGTGGGTGCCGAGACTGTTTAACCCAACAGAAGTAGTATATATCAAGGGGAGCTGACCAGCTCCTCTTTTTTCTACTCCGTCCGACATATCCGTTACAATCCGATTCTATAATAACCACACGAGGCTAATACTCCCACGGTCTACTGCTCAACCGATGGGTTGTCGTTTATCACCCCAAACCGCACAAACATTGGATACAAGTAACTCCCTGCCCCAGGAATCCCCAGCGCCTTCGGTCCCTTTATCTCCTTTTCAAGCGCCGTCCTCAGTGCAAGGTCTACTGTTGATCGGGATATGCTCTTCTCCGACTTCTGTCCGTCCTTTATTATCCACATTTCGTTTCCAAAGCCTTCTACCTGCTCACCCTCATATCTTCTCCCCCCGCCCGTTGTGGACTTACTCACTTCATAGGTGAATTTCACTCCCTGCCGGCTTCCCCGGCCAGAGGTGGTGAACGGATAGCCATGAAAGGCTACCACACACTTCCAGAGGTACACGTTGGCATCGGGGAAATGGAGATGAACAGCCAGGTCCTCCACAGCTTTCTTTCTAGCACGGAAAAGCCTTATCCGCTCACACTCGGAGCTCATCGTATCCAGCCCATACACGGACTTATGAGGCAGATATCCCTGGACTGAGGTATAACTTAACCCGGTCTTTTCCATGATATCTTTCACAGTCGCTTCGCTGTGATAGAGGGAAAGGATGGTGTCAGCGGTTGGAGAGGAAAAGTATGTTTCATTATCACGGATGGATGCCGTTATCAGTAGCTTGCGTAGTTTTGCTGGGCTGATTTCTACTTCTTGAGCTACAGTCTTCAGCTCTGGTTCTTCCTCAGATTCCCACAGCCCCACCACTTCATCCAGTAGTTCGTTCATTAGACGCTGCGACTCAGCGGTGTGCTCCGGGTGTTTTTGTTTCCTACCCATTGTCGATCTCCTTTTTCGTTACAATCCGATGCAATTATAGACACACGGGGTTACGCTGTCAATCTCGGGCTGCATATAACCGTTACAATCCGATTTGACGACTCTAAAAAAATAGGCGTCCACGCCGTTTCACACACTTGTCTTATCATCAGATGCATTTATGAGAACTCTGCATTTAAGTTCCACTAAAAGTTCCATTTTTGACATCAATCCCTGAAAAATCCCTTAAATATCAGCTTTTTTCGCTTGCTTCTTCCTACAGGATGTGGTATATTTAGTGTAACGGTTACACTAAATATAGGAGGAGCTATGTACCTCAATACCACAGTAAAAATCCCTGAGATCAAGGGTAAGATCATCACCAAGAAAAAGGGCGGGACGACCTATATCCTGTATCAGTACGGTAGCGAATACAATCAGGACAAGCGCTACGCTGTCCCGCTGAGAACGATCGTCGGGAAGGTATCTGCAGATGATCCGACCCTTATGTTTCCGAACGATAAGTTCCTGGTCTATTTTCCGGATGCCGAGATCCCTGAAGAGCTCCCGTTCGCTTACCGGAGCTGCTGTCTCAAGATTGGTTCCTGCGTCATCATCCGGAAGGTGATGAACGAGTATAAACTGATCCCGATGCTGGCGAAACGCTTCGGTAAAGATACCGGACTGATCCTGGATCTTGTTGCATACCTGATCGTTGATGAAGAGAACGCCGGACAGTATTATCCGGATTTCGCATTCAACCATCCACTCTTTACGGAAAAGATGACGATCTACAGTGATTCCAAGGTCAGCAGGCTCCTGAACTCGATCACCAAAGACCAGTGCATCAGTTTCCTGGACGACTGGAACAGGAACAGGGACCACAGGGGCCGGATCTATATCTCCTATGACTCCACAAATAAGAACAGCGACGCCGGTGATATCAGTATCGTCGAGTTCGGGAAAGCCAAGGACGACAAAGGGCTTCCTGTCTTTAACCTGTCGATCGCGATGGACAAGACCAACCGTGTGCCGCTCTTCTATGAAGAATACCCCGGATCCATCACGGATGTGTCCCAGTTCACCTTCATGGTCGACAAGGTCATCGAATACGGGTATAAGAAGATCGGCTTCATCCTTGACCGCGGATATTTCAGTAAAGAGAATATCCGGTACATTGATGACAATAACTATACATTCATCATCATGTGTAAAGGCTGCCGGTCACTGGTATCATCGCTGGTACTCGAAAACAGAGGCAGTTTTGAGACAAACCGCGAGTCAGCCATCCGTTCCTACAAAGTTTACGGCACTACCGTCACTTCAAGGCTTTATGAAGATGACAGAAAGGAACGGTACTTCCATATTTACTATAACCCCTCCAGACAGGCTGCGGAGCGGGAGCGGTTTGAGCAGAGGATCGAAAAGCTCCGCCAATTCCTGGATAAGCACATCGGAAAGGATGATAAGTTCGGTAAGACTTACCAGGACTACTTCCGCCTCCATTATGACAGGAAGGGGATCTTCCTCGGCGCTGATGAGCGTACTGATGTCATAGAGCGGGAACTGATGCTGTGCGGATATTTCTGCATCATCACTTCAGAGAAGATGACTGCTTCTCAGGCACTGGTTCAGTACAAGGGACGGGACATTTCTGAGAAACTGTTCCGTTCCGACAAGACCTTCATCGGCTCCAGGAGCGAACGTGTCCAGTCTTCCCGGAGCATGTCTTCCAAGATCTTTATCGAGTTTATAGCGCTGATCGTCCGCAACCGGATCTATAACCTTCTTAAGGACCAGATGATCCGGATGGAGTCCAGGCAGAAATACATGGCTGTCCCGGCAGCGATCCGCGAACTCGAAAAGATCGAGATGGTACGCAGGAACAACGGGAGTTATAAGCTGGATCATGCTGTCACAAAGACCCAGAAGACCATCCTCAGTTCTTTCGGCCTTGACGAGGCCGATATCACAAAGAGCGCAGAGGAGATCGGCAAACAACTGGCAGCCAGCCAGTCACTCATGAACAGGGAGGAACCGGACGATGGCACGGAAGAAGTCTGCTGATACACTTGATGCCGAGATCGCAAAAGTAAAATCTGACATGTCAAGACTACAGGACCGCTACGACAGGCTGGCCGAGAAACTGAAGGACCTGCAGGAGCAGAAGCGCCGGATCGAGGCGGATGCGATCATGGACGCTTACCTGAAAAGCGGCAAAACACTCGACGAGATCATGACATTTTTGAAGCCTTAGGGCTTTTAGTGTAACTTTTTTGCAAAGTTCTCAATTTAGCATCTCATCAATCCGAGTTGGATGCAACAGCTACCACACTTCAATTCCGAAAGCTCCGCACACAACCTCTAGTGTACTCAGGCTATCTGTTCCTCTCGTTTCCAACCTGCTTACTGTCCACGGACCGGGGAAGGAGCAAAGGTTTGCGAGAATTTGTTGGGTCCAACCGCGTTGTTGTCGGAGGGATCGGATCTTCGATCCTACATCCATTTCCATCACCTACCTTTCGTGGGATACCGCCCTTCTGGGGTAGTCGAGGGTAGTCTACCACAGAAGGATGGTGGTGTATATGCTCGATTGTGCTTTCTACGTTCGTATCTTTCGATCCAAACTCAATCCCAGCGCCTCGATTAGCTGACGTTGTTCTATTCCTTTCTGTCTCTGGCGCATCAGATCTTTCGGTGTGGTTTTGTTTTTGATAAGAATAGGAACGATACGGAAGCCCTGATAAATCCAGGCAAAAGGACGGAGGAACTTATGCTTCCTTGCAGCTTTCCATTGTAGGAGGTCACCAGCCTGCAGGCGTTTATAAAAGCCTCCACGTTCTGTGGCTGATAAGGAAAACGCTTCCATCTTCCCGCCAATACCTGCCTTCTTTCCGAAGTTTCCTTTAGCCAAGATAAATCCCATCAGTTCATCACAAACCAGCGAATCAATTTCTTCACAGCCAGGAAAACAGGACTTCAAGCCGAGGTATCGTTGGCACATAGCGGTTGTTGTCAAAGCCAACTTTTCCATACCCACACGCTGCAACATCGTTCTCAATTCATCCCATTGAGATGAAGTAAGCTGATTCACATACATCATCCAATCAATGATCTGTCTGAGCCCGAGACCACTTCTCAGATGCTGATTAATGTGAAAAATAAGAACGAGTCCGTTGAGAAACGGCGGAAACACAGGGAATTTATTGCTGCCCGCTGTAACTCTCCATATCCTCTGGTCTATTCCATCCTCAAAGAACGTCAGCAGCTGTTCATCCTCATCGCCTATAACCGGCAGCCTTTTATGAAGCTCAATGCTGATCTTGTCTTTGCTGTAGTTGTAGTGATGGCCGACATGATCTTTATCAGCTGTCAAGGTATATCCGTTAGCTTCAAGAATCTCTGCTGCCTTCTCATTCTCATGATCTTCTCTCTTCACCAGCACGTCCACATCACCCATAGAGCGAAGTGTTGGATGTGGATAGTACATCGCAGCGGCAGCACCTTTAATGATCACGGAGGGGATGTGGCTCTCTTCCAGCAAGGAGAGTAATTCGTCCTGTGCATGCATCACTCTTACCCACTGGCCTTGCTGAAGTGAGCAGTACTTACTCCAGGAAGGGTCGATTGGATGTGCCTTCAGCCATTCACCAGGTAATGCTGCTACCGCCTGATCCTTCATTTCGGTGAAGGTACACTGCCAATTATGGATCTGGACATCTTCACCTGTGAAAAGGCTGGCTTTCAAAAGATCAAATAATTCAATCATTATTGTTCACCGGTTGACACGGTGCCTTTGAATCATTTATATTCCTGATCTTATCCGTACCCAAACTACTCCCCAAAGAAGTGGGCACCGGGTACAGATATTGGAAGCAATTCTGACAAAGCTGCCCGGAACCTTCGATGTAGTAGCGTCGGAGCGTGATTGGGGTGTTGGTGTCGTAGGGTGTTGGTTTTCCGCAGCGGATACATTTCTCTATCATGGCTATTCAATACTTCTTTTTGTTACGGTTTTGCTCAACAATCAATCGGCTCTGAGACACCCCTTGATTAAGTACCTTTGAGTTCAGGCTTTGTCTTTCAGAAGGCTTCATATTCCGGGAATTCACTATATAATTCCTTGTAACCCATCTTGCAAGATTCCGCGTCATCGGAGTTTTTTCCTTCATTAGCCTTTCGACTTCTTCTGTGAAACCTCCAACATTATCTCGATGCCTCAAACCTATAAGATGTTCTACACTGTATGTCGGTTTGTCTTGATAAGGAAATGAATCCAGAAACTCATTTGCGTTATATCGCGTGGCGTTCACTATTGCCGTATTCATCAGTTCCAACAGCATTAATGTTGCTTCAGCCCTTAGAAGTTCCAAAGCTTGCTGATCATCCAACGGTTCATAATTTGGCTTTTCTTTACGATACTCCCATTCATGATAGTCTTTAATTTCCCGCACCAATTCGCTGGTTAGTGCATCTACTTCCTTAGCCCACGCTTCAAATATCTTCTGGGGCATTTGATAGATGAGCTTTACACATTGATCTTTCTCCGGTTTTTTCATCATGTGTTCAAAGCTGGGAAGTGTTCTGGATATGATTACCATCAGCGAAATGGACCTAACGAGTTCATCAAGCAGATTGGGTTCATTATCAATCCCGTCAAAAATAGACGCATCGTTGGCAGCAATTATTGTTTGAACTTCTCGACGTTCCTGCTCAATTTTCTTTTGTTCTTCTCTTTCCTGATCCTCCTCAGTAACTGGTTTCACAATTTCATCAGCAGACTTTACCAGAAACGGAATATCTATATTCCTTAGATCGAACTCTGACCATGTTTCGACCGCTCTCTCTGCTTCCTGCATGATCATACGAATGATGTTCAAGTTATCGGTTATATACGTAACAAACAAGAGAATATTGGCATTTATCTGATTATACGAACAGTTCATGACACGATTGAACTGCGTATAGTCATTATCCTCAACTCCTTTGCGGCGGATTTCTCTTGCAGCAAAATACGCAAGATAGTTTCTGTCGAAGAATAAATATTTATCCTCGTATTCTTTCAGTATTTTGGCTTGGATAAGAATATCCAAGAATTCGCGTGTGCTTATTTTCGACCCATAGACCGAATTGTATTCCTGAATAACACTATCAATCTGCCCCAGCGAAATTGGATATGCACTTTTACCGTTGACGTAAATGAAATACGCAATCTTATCCAAGATAATAAAGATCTTTTCAACGGTGATTTTCTTGGCATAAGGATTAATCAGATTTGTCAGATTCGCCTCAAATACCTTGCTAAAAACAGAACCATCGTTCTGCATAGCTTCTCCGATATTTTTACAGTAATACTGAACAAACTGCACGATAAACTCCGGATTAAAGCTATACAAATACTTCTGCTTTGTTAGAGCGTCACACAGAATAGCAACATAACGATCCTGAACGTCAGTCTCATCGTTTACAATAATTCTTACAATATTTCCTACAAGTTGTTTTCTTTTATCAGCATAAAATGGTTCGATCCTGTAGAAGGTAAAATTTCGTGTATCAGCTCTCCTTTTCAGTCTGTCTTTTATGTTTACATCTATGTCGATATCAAACTGACATGTCTCTACGATCGTTCCAAATCTCTCTTCCACATATTGGATGAACCCACTCTGCCGAGTCTCTTCTATGTAATCAACGTCGTCAATCACAATAGCTATATCTGAAGGTCGCATCTGTTTGAAGGCTTCATATGAGGTTTTATCTTTTGAATAAGCATCTTCGAATGCAGCTCGTATAGTCCTCTCGTAGTTTCCTGTGACATCTCTTCCCTTAACAAATAAGGTCACTCTGCTTTTTGAAAGCTCTTTGAAAACAGCACGGGCTAGAATGCTTTTCCCTGTATCACTGTGCCCATTGATAATGACCTTGCCTTCTTCTGAAAGCATCTTCATGAAGGTGTCCATCGAGTCGATTTCCTTTGGAAGTCTCGTCCGATCGTCAACCAGATACTCTTCGACGAGCAACGGAAAAACGAAGTAATCCTGATTGCTTATGGCAATGGCGTATTTATCTGTGTCCAGTTCTTTTGCAAAATCACTCCGAACTATAAGACCAAGTTTATTATATCGATTCTGACTAAGTTCTATTGTTCTACTTTCGCCTTCTTCATAAACACCTGCATTAATCCTATAATTACGTGTCTGATATTTTCGAGTTTCGAGGTCAAGCACAGCGACATGAAGTTCACTTTTGCTCCAATCGCCTCTATTACACAGTTCTCCACCAGCAAATATATTTACAGAAGCCTCTCCATCTTCAATCTTCTGAGCAGATTCATAATGCTCATGTCCGACAAAGATTAGATCACTACAAGAATATATAGCTTTCTCAAGTTCTTTCTTACATCTCCAGTTAAACACATGGTGCGGATGGTGCATCACTGTGAACACAAAATCACTACTATCGCCCTGTGCAGATAATGACTTGATATCTTCTTCTGGGAGGTAATGAAAGCCTTGATCCTCATCAACTTTAGCAGAGAAAACGGCTGTGTTAATCAGATTAATGAGAATCTTCTTATCTCCGTATGAAATTGTCTTTTGATGAATGACTTCGTCATTTGGATAACAGTCAAAGTGTTGTGCAAGAATATAAAACTGCTGCTGTTTCTGAAGTTCAGAAGCTATCGCTGCCCCATATGAGCTTTCTTTGTCAATGGCCTCTAAACGTAGGCGATCCATCATCCCAAGATTATAGTCAACATCATGATTTCCCGGAACAATGGCGAACCGGATGTCCTGGATTTTGTATCGATTGAATATGGCAGTCTTGAGTGCATGTAAGAATCTAGCGGCCTGCATACATTCACTTTTCTTTCCACTAAATGCCAAATCTCCGGAAACAACGATCAAAACATGTTCTATTCCAATGATAGACTGATGCAGAGCTCCACTTATAGCCTTAAGTGTTTCATTTTTGAAATTGCCATGATCCACAAAATGCATATCACTAAGGTGTAGTATTAGTAGCTTCATCAGTTTTGTCTCCCGTTATACATATCCTGTATATTTGTTTAATTCCGATCAAAGAACATATCCTAATTATTAAAGTTGAAGATTTCGTTCTTCCATATTATCAAACATTTTAATCAGGTCTTGTAGTCAATTATCTCTACTAGCATTGACGGAGCCCCATCCACAGACTGAAGGCGTCTGAGATTGTACCGTTTCAGATCAGATCATGTGGGTGAGCTTCACTTCGTGGTTTACGGTTCTTATTATAACCCCGGGTGTCAATAACTCCAGATCCGCACAGGGTTGCAGAGCCAAGCATGAAAGTGGGATGATCCGATCCATTTTCAACCCTTGGATCCTTGCATGCCTCGTGAACCAGAGAGTCAGGGTTGATAAGAGATATCAACTTCGTTTCACCGCTTTGCAAACTCCGTATCCGATCAATCCACCCAGCCCATTGCTAATCACATCGTCAAACTCGGCAAGACCGATGCCAAAGAAATACTGCACGGCTTCAATGATAACCGACAACACCACCGGAATAAGAACTATCCACACACTTGACTGAAGCCTGCATAGAATCGTTCCCAACGGGATGAACAGCCAGATATTATTCAGGATTTCGAGCCGCAGCGATGGACTGGTAAAGAACTGCTTGTAAGACCAGAACAGTTCCAACTCTGTTTTAGCTTCTCCTTCAACTCTGTACATCAGCGTCATATAGATGATAAACACAAGATAGAGAATCAGGAGAACAACATTACCCTTTTTCCCCAGCAACAGAGATGCCGCTACAACGAACATTCCAATGACCGCGACTGCAATCGAATTATTGTGCAGCCAATTGTTTAGATCAAAGAATTCCTTTCCGTTCTTATCAAGATACACTCTCTTCCCGTTCACATGCTTGATTCCGTACTGCCCGCGAGAGAGAAGAACTTGATTACCGGATTCATCGTAATATATCTCTGTATCCACAGTATTGTCCGGATAGAAAGTTCGTTTTACTGTGGTGTATCCGAGAGTTGTGGTTATCGGCGAGCCGGATGCATCAAGATATGTAATAACCGATTTCCGTCCAAGCTCATCGTATTCATAATGAACACCGAACTGGCCAAGCGAAAGTGAAATCGGGCTCTCCACTTCATCATAGTAGAAGTCGTTTTCTACTCTCCCTGTATTCTGACCATCTTCATAAAACGTTCTCTTCTGTATTGCATACCCAGACTTCACTCTCGTTGGCTTATCATCTTTTCCCAAGTATACAACCACAGTATTAAGGCCATTTTCATACTCATTGTAGCGACCATATGCTCCGTTGCTACGCTTTGTAGGTTTTCCTTTTTCATCCAGGTAATGTTCATATTCTACTTGTCCGGAACTATTGTAGGACCGGAGGAGAATTGCATAACCAGTAATGATCATCATCGGCTTCCCATCGCCATCAAGATACGTTAGCCGACACTCGCGCCCGTCATTGTCAAACTCCCGGAGCAAAGCATAGTGACCGTTCTTCTGCTGAGCGAAGTTGCCAGTTGTGTCAAAGTACTGCTCAAGAACTGTATTCCCATCCCGCGTCACGACTCTCGTCGCATAGTGCTTATCCGCAGCATAGGTCAAAACGCCGTTGAGATAATAGGACGTACGTTCTATATTTCCTTCTATAAAAGTCACAGCCTCTAAGGCAGATGAATGAAAACCGTCAAATTCAGCAGATCCTGCAGGCATTGAGAAGATTAGTGAGATGATCACAAACAGTAATACAATTGTCAGCTTAATCCATCGCATCGAATTCCTCGCTATGGTTTATTCTCCAGTCAATACGATTCACTTCGTCCTTGTATACCCCTTGCAGGCAGAAAGCCAGGCTGGATTAGGGCATTGGGACGCTGATGTTTTCGCGTGTCAAACTTGCATGCAGCTTTTTATCCATTTCTTCATTGCGCGTCCCATTGTAAGCACTTCATTCCTGAACTTCTTATCAAAAGTTGCTACAATGCTTAGCAATAGAATGGAGATAGCAACCGATATTGTTCCATTCACAAGAATCCCAACCCACACGCTACTTTCTTCTCTGGTCAAAAATGTTGTCCCTATTAATGCAACAACAAACAAACTAATATAAACATAGTTTCTAATGTAAAACTTCTTCGGGCTATCATTAAAGACGTGCTTGAAAATAACATATGGTTCTACTGTATCGCAGATTAGAAGTGTTGTTATTATTGTTGCAATGATAACCCCGACAATTCGATTGTTTTCAGGAAATATATTAAGATATGGTCGCCAAAAGTATTGGTGATGACACCAATTACAAGCAACTATTAATTCTGCCCTTTGACAACTGAATACAGTTCATGAATTCCATATAGTCGACTCTGCG